CTTGAAGTTATTACTTTTTGATTTGTAAAATAATGAGTTTCATTGAGGAAAGTTTTTTCATAATCAGACGTTTGTGAATATGACACATAGTTTGTTGTAGAAGAATCTACTGGAATAATATTTGTGGTTTTGACAGAACTTTCTAATTTTGTCCCAGTTAAAGACAAGTAATGAATTTGTGGGTAAAGAATTTCAAATTTTCTATTATAAGATGCATATACACCAGATCCACCTCCAAATGAATTTGCTGATGCGTTTGCAATAGAAATAATATTATAGGTGTCTATTCCAGAATTACTTATCTGGAATAATGTATTGTTTAGAATATCAGCGGTTACTCCTGCTGTCTCTAAAGCTGATCTAAAGAAGACATAAGATTTACCAGAAGTTTCAAATCCATGATTTTTATGAGTTACTTTTACAATGCTATTATTATTTTTGAATAACTTAGAAGTTGCGTTTGTATTAGAACTTGCATTAGTCTCAAATGGATTAGAATCTAGTTTTTCATATCCTAGATTATTATTTGTTATTAGTAACTCTGCCGTTCTGGATATATCAAACTTGGCACGATATAATTTGAACTTTAAATCTTCAAATAAATCTTCAGTCCAATTATCAACATTTTGTGATCTGTAAACTGATCCAAGAGAAGGTTGTGTAGTGATTACTGTGCTAGTAGCAATATCAATTTCACCAAGTTTTGATGCCCACACTTGATAATCAACAGAATCTGTCTCTACTACTAGAGCATACTCAGTGTCATTTTGTAGATAAACTGGATAATCAAATGCAAAATTTGTTGGCACTGTTGATTTAGTAACACCATCTACATCTATGGCGACACCCATCACAACTGCTGGAGTATCAATCTCAATAAACGTTTCTATCTCGCAACCACCAGCACCATTGCCAACACCCTTCACAACAACTGATGGTGGTTCTGTATATCCAAATCCTGGAAGAGAAATTTCAGCGTTGTATATTTTTCCACCAGAAACTTCAATACGAGCAGTTGCTACAGCTCCACCAGGAAGTTGTGGACTTTCAACAGTAAGAATAGCACTGGTATAATTTTGACCAGTTGTTTTTACTTTAATATCAGATAGTTTACCACTATTTTTTGCAATTGTCAGTTTTAGATTTGTCCCATTAGTGGCATTAGCTAATGTAACGGAAGGAATGTTAAGATCCTCGTTTTCTTTGAATGATTTTCCATTATGATTACTCAGAACAAGAGTATAAACTTGTTCATTAGTAAGAGAAAAAGTATTGGATGTCGATGCAATAACTTCTACACCATTCTTATCAATTAATTTTAAAATTGGTCCGCTTGCTGAAGAGCTTGCTCCCGTAACATTTTCTCCTTTTGTAATAGTTACATTACCATTTGCATAACACTTCAAGAAAGTATTAGGATTAAGAACTTTTTCAGATCCAGGAACAATATTTTTTCCAGGTTTTCCAGAGATAACATCACTAATATAAACTTTAATTGGAACATTGGTGCTCTTACTAGAGAAGAATAAATCAAGACCAGTAGTAAATAATCCACCGCTGTAATTTTCAATTTTAAATGTTTGAGCAAGAGGATTTGGTCTAAGTGGATTTGCTGTATTATTATCAATTATTTGAACACCCTCATTTGATTTAAAATATGCTGGTTTTGTTGAGACGATGCTAGATGGATTTTCTGGAAGAATACCAGTTGCATAAAACTTAACCTCTGCATACGTGCTAGCACTATCTTTATCTTTTTCTGAATATGTTGAACTAGATGTAAATCTAAATGTTAATACTCCTGTTGTAACTCTAACTTCCTTACCAGTTGTATCATAATCAATCGTATCGATATCTCCAGTCCAAGTTGCATTTTCTCTTGGTGGAACACCAGCAGGAATTAAAACAATACCACTAGCATTTCCGTTTTCGTCAGTAATAACCTTTCCATTAAATGCTGATGAAGAATTTCCTGCTACACCAGTAAATCTTAAATCTGGATTAACCCAGCGATTTATATCTCTTCCTTCCAGAAAAACATTTACAACAGTATTTGGCTTAAGTCTTCTAATAACATATTTTACTGCTACACTTCTAGCAAAAAATGATAGCGCGGATGAAACAATATTACCTTTTACAGACTTTGTTTGAACACCTTTTGCTATATCATTATTTTGTGGACTAATATTAGACGAACTTGATATAGAAGCAGAGGTAACAGAAGCATTTGCTTGTTGACTATTAACTTCTCCAAGTGAATTAATTGATGTAAATGCTGGTGATGTTCCAACCCAATTAATAACAAATGAATTGTATAGACTTGAAAAACTTTCTTTGGAATTTGTTTTTGCTAAAAATATATTGAAGAGACTTGTATTTGTATCAACAACAATTGGATTTATAGTTTGATCGTACCAATGATCGATACTTGGAATAATCTCTGCGTCTCCAACATATTGAATAACAACAAATGGATTTGGATTGATAGTTTTGAAGGCAAACGAATTTCCTAGTAATGGAAGACTAGAATATGGAAGTGTTATAATATTTCCAGATTTTTGATAACCAGATACAGATCTTTGATCTTGTCTTGTATTAACTTCTTTTAGGGTAATAGAATCTTCTTTGGATTGAGATCTCAGAACAGATTGTTGCGTATCAACAGAACATTGATAATCAAGAGATGCTAAATTGCCAACCTTGTGAGACTCAAAATTATCAACAAAGAAACCACTCTTAAATCTGTCCAATCCAATTTCATCTTTAACTTGCATGTTAAGAGCTTGTTGCTCAAGAATACTGAGAGTTGTATAATACTCCAAACGTTCAATGCGTTTTTCAAGTTTACCAATATCTCTCATTGTATATCTACGATTATCTACAGGAGTAATCCTTACATCTTTACCAGTTTTTGTATATGCTGGAACGTAAATATAAAATAGAGGAATACTATCATCAATAGTATCTGGTTTTGACGGGTTGAGAGAAGAGTTGCCTTCTTTTACAAAAAATTCTCCTTTTTTATTCAAGAATACTCCATCAATACGATCTAAGTATTGAACTTGACTAAACGAAAATGTATATTCTAAGTTTGGATCTGGAGCAGGAGTTGATGCAACAACAGCACCAGATCCAGAGAATTTTCCAGTTGTAATCGCCAAGGATGCGGTATCTTGGAAACCAGCAATAATTGCAGAATTATCAACCTTTGGTCTAAAATCTAATACATTTTTCAGTTCAATATTTCCAAGAACTGATGAATTAAAGGAAGGAATTTCATCTTCAGTAACTCCATCCTCATGCAGGTAGCTATCTACAGTACAAAAGTCTCCTTGAGAATGCTCGAAGTAATCAAATGCAATCAATAGCTGACCAATCGTTGGCTCAAATCCTGGTTTTAAAACAATTCTTGATACATCATAAACGGTATCTCTTTGACCATCATCAAAAGTAAATCTCGAAGATACATCAGTTCCAGATACTAAATTACCAGCAGTATCTACTTCTGGTGGTTGAGTAGTTGTCCCTTCATAAACGTATCTTAATTTGTAGGCATCTGAATATGATAAAATATCAATTACCTCATCATCAGCATCTTTTCCTCTAAATGGGATAACTCTATCTCCAGCAGAAGCAACAATAATTCTTTTGTTAGTAACAGATGTCTTAAGTCTTGGTTTTGCGTTACTTACTTCTAGAGTTGCCGTTAATTTTAACTTAGGGAATGTTCCGTTTGTTGGGATGGTTCCAAAATACGTTGATGGTAATTGTAGAGTAATACTTCCTGAGGTTAATCCACTAGCACTATCAGTAGATGATGATATTTGAACAGCATCTGGATTGACATAAATGATATCACCTGTTTGAATATTTGGAGCAGAACCAGGATTTAGAATAGTAATTACAAAATTACTTTCTGTAAATGTTGCAAATCTTTGTGTTCCAAATGGAAGCTGTGCAGCAAATGTAATTGTTCCACCACTAGCAGAAGCTACGGTTACAAAGTCTCTGCGGAAGTAATATTTGATTTTAGTATCACTTCCTCCAGCAGAAATTTTTTCTACTTGCTTACTACCAGTTGAGTAAAGTAAAGTTCCCGAATTTGGATTTTCAAGTCTTGGTCTTAGACGAACAATACTGGTGTTATCAACATTTCCTGGAAGAACTGTGTCCAAATAAATTCTTGTTTTTGCTGATCCAAATGGTTTCGTGGCATATTGGACAATACTTCTTACAAGATTATTTGCTGTATCAGAAAACTGAATTATATCTCCTTGTTGTAATAAAGTACTGGCATCAGCACTAAAACTGGTTGACTCTACAAAATCACTTCCCTGAGATCCAAAAAATGTAAAGTCAGTTACAGATTTAATCTCTGATAATGACTTCTCATCTACGAGAACATCAGCTGAAAATGTGTTTGCATTTCCAGAACCATATTTACATCCAACTGATTTAACATTTTGTGGAGTATATGTTATAACTGTATCTCTGAATAAAACAGGAACAACAGCTGCAGCAGCTGATGGATTTGATGCTCCTGTAGGAATTTTTACACTAACTGCTGGCGGTTGAGAATATTCTGTTTGGACAGCAGCACGATTATTAATAAGAGCTTTATAAACTCTTCCATCTCCACTTAAAAATAGTTGAATTTTTGATGGATCAAATTCCAAACCATTAACAATAATGGTTGAACCAGGCGAATAACCAAGTCCTCTATTTTGAACTACAAAATGCGAAATGGTATTTTCTTTAGCAATCTTTACTGTAGCACCACTTTCATCTCTAATTGTTTCACCAGATAAAAATCTACCAGAGAGAGTTTTGACATACAATAAATTACTAACACTGTAAACTCCAGACGGAGACCCCTCTACAACGCCGTATGCGCCACTGTTTAGTCCATAGACGTATGTTCCCTCATTAAAAGATGTTAGACCTGTTGGAGCGGTTTCTAGAGTGATCTTTGTAAAAAATATAGGATCAAAATATGAAAAACCAAATGTAGCATTATAAGCAGATGATCCACCAGAAAGACGACCTTTAGATAAAATAATATCTGAGTCTGAATTAAATCCAGATCCTCTTTTTTGTAAATAAAAATTGCTTGGTTTAACAGTTCCAATTACAGGAGTTTGTGTTTGTCTATAATCAACAATAAATCCAAACTCATTAGCATCACTTTGTGCGGTACTTTCAGATAAAAATAGTTTTCTCTTATATCCACTATCTCCATTATCATATTCAAGCATTAATAATTCTAACTCATCTTTATTTCCAAAAACTGTCAACTCTAAAAATTGAACTGAGACAGATGGATTGATGAGTGGTTTGTTTACAGTTGCATATGAAAGTGATTTTATTGTTCCAGTAGAAGTTGGAGATCCTACATCACTTCTGGATTTGATAAAATACAAAGTTCCAATAAGATTTTGGAATGTCCCATCAGTAATTGAACCAATTAAAGTTGTTGTATTTGTTACTTGAATTGTAATAGTTTTTATTCCGTCATTTGGACCAAAAAGTAGTCCTCTTCTATTTAAAGTTTGTCTGTGATCAGTAGTTAACTCTGTATTATTCAATCCAATAGATCCATCATTAAAAGTAGAATATACAAATACATCTGGATAAGCAGTAAGATCAGCTCCTTCTTTGTTTAATGGAACACTTCCATATACATTTGTAAGATTAAAAGTTGGAAGTCCTTTGGTTTTGATCGTTACATTATCACTGCTAAGACTTGCTCTTGCTTTGTTAATTGCTTTATATTTTGTTTCTTTATTAACAATTTCGTATCCTTTTACATAAGCTTTTCCTGGAGCAATACTAGCTATTAGTTTTCTAGTAGCATCAGTTTTTGAAATTGTTCCACCTGTTTGAGATTCTACATCTGGATATGTACCGTCAGTATTTTCAGCAAAGATACCGCTATTGCCATCTTTTTGTGCATATTCTCTAATATCAATCGCAAAATTATCTACAACATAATCGCCGCTTTCATCAAAAGTTCTTCTAGCTAGAGTTTCTTCTAATAAATTATAATTTGTGGGAGATACTTTTTTCTGTACCACTCCTCTGGAAACTGTCAATAATTGAATGAAATTTTTATCTGTAATTGCGTCCAGAGCAAATTCTTTTAGGGTAAGAGAAATACGTAATCTATGGGCTCCTGGTGATGTATAGTTAGATGATCCTATAGAATTATCATATAAAGATGTATCCTCTTCTGGAGTTTCAATTTTTTCACTAATAACAAAACCAACTTTTGCAGAAGGTTTATCATAATATTCTTCAATAACTAGTAGTTGCTGATCATTACGAACAAAAAATCCATTCACAAAATAAATTCCCTCTTCTACTTTTACGGCAGAAGCATATCCCATTGCTGGACTTTGGAAATTTGTTTTTACTTTTGTATCTGGATCTGTAACATCAATACTAGTTGGTAAAACACTTCCATCAGTTCCTACTACTAGTAATGGTGTATTAACTCCATCGACAACTTCTAACGTTTCTCCTTGTCTAAAAGTCTCTTCAGTTTTTGCATTACCACTAGTTAAATAACTTACATATAAAGTATCAGCAGTTGTTTCAGTCGCTGTTTTTACTGATAGAATAGTTCCAATAACTCCAGAAGTCAATCCAATAACTTGCCTGGATATTAATTGCTCAATATCATATTTTTTGTAAACGATATCATTTCCATCATTTACAGCAACTTCAGATACAGAAGATAATTTGACATAATCTAATTTTACGTTGAGACCAACTTCTCCAGGTATAACCAATTCTCCTTGTTTGAAAGCATACTTACCAAAGCTTTCAATTTGATTTTGAAGAATAGATTGTAACTGAGTTAATTCCCTACCTTGAATAGAGTAACCAGGGCGAAACAGAATTTTATAAAAATTCTTATTTGCGTCGAAGTCTTCGTAGTAAGGACTTACATTAAGATTAATCTTCTGTGGCATTTTATTCCGCCAAATACAAACATCTAATCTTTAGTATTTAGCGGAGTAAAATATAAATCAGAACTCAATAACCAGTTTGATATCTTCAATTTGGTCAGGAGCACGAGTAATCAAACGACGATTTTCTACGTAAATAACTTCACCAGAATTATTTGCAACTTCTGGATTTGCTAATCCAGCAGCAAATGTTTTTCCTAAAAGTGATCCAGCATAGCTAGTAACCACAGTTCCAGAAGCATTAGATAGACCACCCGTAATAGCATTAGCACCATTACTCTCAAATGCTCTTACAACGCCGAGATGGGTATGAGTATCAGTCGTTTGAAGATACTTGAGAACTCCTGCAGTTGTAGAACCACTATCTAGTGTCCAGGAAACTACAGTACCATAGGCAATACCAGAAGATACTGTTTGTTGAATTGTTTCATCTGGGATGTAATCTGCTGTTGCTCCGCTAATCTTAATTGCTCTTAGACCAGATAGGGTATCAGCAGTAGAGAATGTAGTAGTACCATGGTTGTATGGATCCTTTAGAATACCAATTCTACGGAAGTCGTTATCAACTGGGAAGTCTCCTGAACCTTCTGAATACGTTAGACGAATATTCGTCATAACTCTCTTAGCATTTAGTTCAGATTCATGATCCTTACCATGACCACCTAGAGGAGGAAGAATAGCTTCCAGGGCTCCTTTCCATCCAGATGGAGTAGTAACAGCAGTTGTTAATCCTGAATTACTGAATAGGTTACCGTTACCTAGAAGGACATTTGCATAAGTATATCCAGATCCTCTTGCTTGAATAGAAGCGGAAGTAATAGCTCCAGAACCATTAGTAGTAAATTTAACAATACCACCAGCTCCATCTCCTTTGATTGAAGTATAAAGAGTTTGTGAAGCAGGAAGTCCAGAACCAGCATCTTCAATTATAACCACATCGATTGCGCCATCAACTGCAGCTGCTGTTACTGCTGTGCGAGAAGCATTTGATGGAAGAACAATTGGTTTGAAGTCGGATGAAAGGAATCTTAGTACGTCATCAGTTGGGATGGTGTACATGTATTTCCAAATATAACCAGCTCCAGTTGTCTCTGTATAAAGACCAGTTGCTGAAGCATAGTTGGCGCCAGTTGTAATTGGTTCTTCTGTTGCGTTTTGACCGCTAGCGTTTGAAGGATTCTGACCATTATAGAGACACTTGAATACTTCGTATGCGGAGTTCATTACATAAAACTTGGCATCAGCAATTGAGGTAGCACCAGTTGCTGCAGTCTTGCCAATTTGTCCACCACCACCTGGGGTAGCAGAGTAATCTGGTTTCCACATATCATACTTTGGATTTGCTACTAGATCCCAGTTATAACGTCTAATAACTGCTCTGGCAAAACTATTGGTAATTCTTTTGGCTGCAATAATTTCATCATAAAGTGATACAAATTCTGTTTGATTATCTAATGGAAGAGGTGGCACATCCTCCGTAGCATAACGATAAACACCAGTAACTGCTGTTGCGTTAGTTACAATTGTTGCACCACTATCTGCCGTTGCTGTAATAGTGCTTCCATTTGCAGGAACTGAGTTCACACCGTTAGATCCAAAGACATCTGTTAGAAGCAACGAGTTTGAATAAACTTGTGCAATCGTTGCTTTAAATGCTGAAGCAGCGTATTGAGCAGCAGTTGTACCAACAAAGATTTTATGCCCTGGTGTGAAGGCAACACTTCCTTTTGAAAATATTTCTAAGTATGCTCTCCAAGGTTGGGGGCGTCCAACAAAGAAATACATTCTAGTACGCTCGGAACCTGTATCCGTAGCACCTTCAGTTAGCGATTCTAGGAATTGTTTCGCATTAAAAATTCTAAACTTATCAGAGATAATAGCAGCCATTGGTTTTTCGTTCCGACGTGATTTGTGCCAAAGTTATTTATATTTATGCAGTTATTTAGGTCAATTGGTATGGAACAATAAGTGTACCAATACTTAGACTATTTGATCCACTAATGACTGAACAACCAGTAAATGTGGTTGCAGTTTTTCCAGTGTACTGTATTACACCACCATTAGCAGTAAACAAGTATCCACTAGTTGGGAAGTACGTAGTTTTTTGTACAGATATTGTTGCACCAATTGTTCCAGAACTTTGAGAAACTGCAACTGGATTTTGAATCGATGGAGGAAGTAAATTGAAGTAATCACCAGAAAGTGTATAGCTAGAGTTTCCTCTAAGAGTAAAATCGTCCAGAGTTAATGAGGGGAAATATGTATCCATTTCTTGTATCGTCAATCCAGAAACACCAGCAGCTCCATCATCAAACATTCCTGAGAAGTGAGATATTCTATGACCAGCATTTGTTCGTGTGTAGTCTCCAATATATTCAGTATCAACTCCAAATATTGAGTTTTTGACTATAACAAATATACCAGTTCTGAGTGTAACAGTATATTCGCCATTTACATCTAACAAATCAACAAATCCATTTAATCTTGTTTGTACTGGATCTGTGATGAATGCATTTTCAGAATATCCATCAACTACTCCAGATGGAGGTGGTATTAATAAAATTTCTAATGCTTCTTTAGAAACACTCACATCTGTTATTACAGATTGTATTGTAATAGTATCTTGTATAGAAACAGATCCAGTAAATATGGATTGTACCGTATTTGCTGGTGGTTCAAAAATAGTGAATGATTTGGCAATTATATTTGAAATTGATGTTACAGCAACTGCTGGTGAAATTACAAGCTCTACAAATTTTCTAGTCGATACAATTGCTGCTGGTGGAGTTATAAATTGTTTTTGTGATGATAATATTGCTTGGTTAGCAGTTCCCAAACCACCTTTTACAGTAACAAGTTGAGATTGAGATTCAATAGCAGCAATACCACCAAATGCACTGGAAATTGGATCTGGAACTTGACGTAAGAATGTACCAGCAAGCCATGGTTTTGCTGTGGTATTGAATTGTGCTCTTTCAACTTTAAGGAATCTATCATTGAGTTTTCTATAGTATCTTACAATCTCATCACCAACTAAAAGATAACCATTAGATTTGAACTTACTTGTATCAGCAACATATATTACAGTTTCTGTCGCACTAAGATCAACTTCTAAGAACGCAGCAGTTGCGTAGTAGTTTACATTTGATAGAGCATCATTTGGAATTAGATTTTCAAATGTTGTAGTTATCTCTCTATTTGTAGTAATAATAGAACTAGAAATAATATCTTCAACTCTGCCAGAGATTACACTAACAACTTGTGTAGCTTCGTGGAATAGATCAATTAGTACTACGTCATCTGCATTTGGATGAGTTGTATTTTCAAATTGAATTGCTGCCTTTTTAAGATTATCACCACTATTTTTTACTAATTGAATTTGTGCAGTAATAAATCTATCACTTGATAATGGACTTTCAAAGAAGATAGAAGTAAATGTATTAACTCCAGATACCTGATTTCCAAGAACATCAATACGAGAAATAACTGTCATCCCAGCAGTTTCAACATAAGGATTGATGCCAATATTGATTAGAGAAACACCAATATCTCTTTCATTTAGAACATCAAATCTTCTTGCTACAACAACTTTTGGAGCTTCTGTATATCCAGAACCACCATCCAGCAAATCAACACTTATAACTTGTCCTTTACTAACAAGAACATTTGCTCTAGCACCACCACCATTTCCGTTGACTGGAATGAAATGTAAGACTGGTGGAGTTTCATATTGATATGCAGTTGGTTGTGTTATTGGGTTATAACTTCTCTGATTCCATATAAGAGATACAACTTTTCCATTTTGAATAGTTGCTACAACACTAAGTCCTTCTCCTCTACTAA